ATACCATAAATGAAATTGAGGTTTACCAAAATGAAACTGCAAGGTTTTGTAATCACCTATAAAATATAAGTACCAATCAAAAAATGATTGAAAAATAATATACAATATAAAGAAGTTGATTATTTTGCTTACTGTTGCTCTTTTGGCTAAAAAACCGCTTATAAAAATAAATAGAGGCATATGAAAAGCATAAATCAATACAAAGATTTGATAGTAATTACCCTTATACAATTCGATTAAATGTCCAAAGACTACTAAAAATATTAGCAATCCTTTAATGTTACTTATTTTCAAGTCTTTTTCTATCAACAGGCTTCCCTCCTTTTTTAAGGATATACGAAGGGAAGCAGCAGTACAATAGCGATTATTTTTTTAATATGCCTTGTTCTTTAAGGGTTTCTTTCTGCCTCCGACCTCTGCTCGTAATATAATTATTTTTATACCATGCAATAAGTGATGCGGTAATTGTAAAAGCAGCAGACCCGGCCACATATAGAGCGTCCGCCAGTGTATTAATCTGATCTTCACCAATCGGCAAAACCGGCTTACCAAACATGATCAACGTCTGATTGACCAGCGCAATAAAAAGAAGCACCGTTCTGACAACCGTGCCTTTGTCGATATGTTTCATCATCTTGTCCTCCCTTATCTCTGCAATAAATTATAAAAAACAGCGATCGCTCCGCCGATGATGCCGGTGCTGACCGCTGTAATGATCGCGCCTGTGATGCTGCGCTTGATCCAAGTTGTATTCTCTTCGATTTTGTTCAGCTTTTCGTTAATCGAGATGATTTGCTGATCGTGGCGGTCTGATGTTCTTTCGAGTGTGCTGACGCGCTGTTCGAGTGATTTTTGATCAGCCTTAATTCCATTCAACTCATTCTCAAAGATGTTTGTTTCATTTAAGATCGTCAACGAATAATTCCCCTCCAATCTTTATACACTTTCCATATGTCTTCATTTCAATTAAATAAAAAGTTCCTTATCCAATTTGGGACATGGTGACATATGCAGTCGCAATATTTATGGTCTTCCCAGTACTCCTTGGCGTAATGTAGAAAGTAACTTTATCACCCGCTGCAAATTTTTGTTGTAGAAAAAGTACGCATGTATTACCTGTTGTTGCGGGATACCAGATACCTAGTCTCTGATACTCTTTTCCTCCGACATAACAACTTAATATATTTTCTGAATTAACCGTAATGTTTTTGCTAGTAACATACAACCTTATTAAATAGAGACCACTATTTTTTAAAGTTATTTCTGAATTTGAAATATTATACTCTTCTAAATGATCGGCTCTTGTTACGCCAAACACTAATTTTGTCGGAACATTCTCCTCCGCAGAAACAGATGAATTTTCATGATCATAAGTATCTACATACGTTCTTTTATTAAAGTCTTCAACTGTCATAACTTTTTTCCAGCCCTTGAAAATGCCGTCAGTGTGTATTGTCCCTAACCATAATGAGTTGTCATAGCTTCGCCAGGCTTGTATCGTCTTTCTGCCTGAATTCGTCTCAATTACATCATAATTAAACCAAGAGCTGTCATTTTCTACCGGATTGTTTTGGACGACATGGCCATACGCATAATAAATGCCTGTAGGCAAAGTTAACAAATCTGTTCCATTTTCCAGTTTAGTTCGTTTTCCATTATCATCGGTTATTTTATATAACTGGGCATCATTCCATTTTGCACGCTCAGTTTCATTAATATGAAGATTCGACTTTTGCTCATGTGCATCGACTTTTGCCTGTGCCCCGATCGTCGTTTCCTGTGTCTGCCATGATGTCCATGTTACAGAGTCACTTTTTCTAAACCTAAAATATGACTGTACACCTTTATACGATTCATAAGCACACTGTACTAATGTATTACCGAAACTCATGACCAGTAAAAATACACGATTCGATGAGGGAGGTGAGTTTACCCCTTCATTGTAGATTAAATACATACCCGTTTCAGTCAAAGTATTGTAATCCGTTGTCTCTGCGCTGCCTTTATAAAATACTTTACCGTTATTTTCTGTTAATTTGAATAATTGACCTGAATTCCATCGGGTTCGCTCCGCATCGTTAATGTGGACCGTGACATTATTTGTGTGAGTATCCGTATATGCTTTCGAATTTTTTTCTGCTTCTTTAACAAGATCTGCTATTAACTCATCATTCTTATTCAACTGATCAACAACATTATTAAAAAGATCGGCATGGGCGCGGTCTGTCGTTTCAAAGCGCCTTGGCTTTTTCAAAACCAATTTTATACGCCTCCTTAATCAAATACTCCTTTTTTACCTTTACAACTAACTCTAATGTTATTTAGTCTCGCTTTAGGTTCTTCAGAGGTTTTCCTTAAATCCTCTTCCTTTCGTTAAACTAAAAATTCTCTTCATAATTCACTTGTTAGTTCTTGAAATTCTTCCTTAGTGATGTACCCCGTCTCTACACCTTTTCTTATATCCTCAATAGAACAATCATCGTAAGCAATTGCTTCCTTTACCATTTCTGCAGTAGCCCATTTATAGGACAGAGCATACACCCAAAAATTAAGTTTCAATTTCTTTACCTCCCTTGATACTCAGCAGCTCTAGTTTTAAAGATACCAAGTGCTCACCGAGAGCCTTGTTTGCGATTTCAGCTTGCTTCCTAGCCAGTTTTTCATCTGCCAGCTGCCGGCCGAGGGCGGAAAGCTGCTCTGATACAGGATTCTTTTCAGCAAATTGATCTTTTTTTAAACCGTTTATATATTCTTGATCCGCTCCCTCTATCCAATCATTTAGGGAAGGGATAAACTTCGCTCTCCATAACCCATCCTTCGGTTTTACAGCCGTTGAATTTTCTGGAATGGAACCCGGACCAACTACAATCTCGGGCCTTTTATAATAGAAGTCATCATCGTATAAAAAGATTTGCATCCCCTATTTCCTCCTTATATGGTGAAGCTGTTATCCAGCGAGACGCCTGAAATATTGGCTTCAATATTGGCATGCTTTCCAACGAGCCTTAATTCTCCGGTGGTTTCGGCTATATATTTTGATGTCCCGGTCGTTCCAAATAGGGTTGCGGCCATCGATTTTTGCGTAGAAGGCCGTGCGTCCGCCGGAAGAATGGCAAAAACACTCGCAAAATCTGGAGATACTACTTCCCCGCGGGTAAACACTTGATTTCCCCATATAGCGTATTGCGGCTTTCTTCCGCCCGCTTTATTTCCGTTTATCAGCGTCAAGTCATACCATTTCATCGTTGTAAAATCAACGTCGGTTATAATGCGTTTCCATCCTTTAAATACACCGTCGGTATGAACAGTTCCATGCCATAATGTATTATCATAGCTCCGCCACGCATGGATGGTCTTTCTTCCGGCACCAGTTTCAATCACATCGTAATTGAACCAGGAACTGTCGTTTTCTACAGGGTTGTTTTGAACAACATGGCCCGTAGCATAATAAAAACCTGTCGGCAGCGTTAACAAATCCGTTCCGTCGGCCAATTTTGTACGTCGGCCGTTATCTCCTGTGATTTTATACAACTGTGCATCAGCAGCTGATGCTAGCTCTATCCAGTCCGACCACTTTCCGTCGGCCACTGTCTTCCTGTACGTTCTATTAGCGTTGTCAAACGCGATAACTTGTCCGTACTCACCGGTGGCATTACATGTCCAAATTCCCCGCACCGCGTTTCCAGGGCTGTTTGAAGCACCGCCTGCTGCCGTGAAATGGATTAACCCTGTATATTTGGGAAGAACCTCGTGAAAATCATCTTCTAAACCAATATACACTTTACCCTGGCCATTCTCTGAAGTAATATTAAAAATCTGGCTGCCGTCCCATTTACTTCGTTCACTTGCTGTGATGTGCCTTTCATTATCGTTGTTATGTGAATCAAACTCCGCTTTTGTCGCTTGTTTTTCATTGATCACATTACTTAATCCCACCTGGGACTTTGTTACTGCATGCGGATTATTTTTTTTTGTTGCATGGGCATCAGTATACGTTTTAGCCCTTTCTTCAGCTTCCTCAGCCCGCTTTGCAATCCGTTCGTCGTTCACATTCAGCTGATCTATCGCTTCGTTAAACAAGTCGGCATGAGCGCGGTCTGTTGTTTCAAAGCGTCTCGGTTTTTGGATGTCCACCTTGTTTCAGCTCCTTTAATAAATGTCGTCGATTTCGAAGACGAACTCGATGTCGCCGTCTTTTTGCTTGTCTGTCATCGTTCTGACCGCTGTGAATTTTCCGGCTTCATCGACAAGGGCGAGCTCGTTGATCGTTTCCCCTGCCAGTTCGCTTTCTCCCAATGTACATGTATAGCGGACTTTCGCCGGTTCCATGAAGACAAAGCCGTCGATGTCCTTTTGCAGGAGTTCGTTTTTCAGCGCCTGTTCGTTGCCCTGTAGAGGAACGGGTTCGCCTTTATCGTTTGTACCTCCGTTTCCGAAAGCCATTTTTGTGATTTTGGTGAGCTTGCCGCCCTCAGCCCGTGCTTTTGCCATTTGCTGTCTCGCATAAAGCGTTGTCACTGTTAATTGTTGTGCCATTTTGATTTCTCCTTTACAATGCGATTTTTTGCGCCGCTGCTGCCAGCTGCTTTGTACCGTCGAGCAAAAATGCGCCGTTTAGCGTCCACCACTTCTCCCTCATTTCAAGCGCGCCTGCTTGCTTAAATTCATGCTCGCATTTGCAGCTGATTTTGAAGGATTGGACCTTTTTGTTTTGATTGGTAATGCCGGTTTTCATGCCTGCTTTTGTTTGCTGTTTCCGCCGGTTTTCAGCGGCCGTCTTGATCGTAAAGCTGGAGGCGGACCGAATGTTTTGCCGCTTCTTGTGGCGCAGTGTGAGCTGCTGTTTAAACCTGCGGGGCAGTCCGTCGATTTCTCGAAAACCGTTCAAGTAGAATGCATCATCAAGCAGATACTGTCCGTCCAAATAGACCGGTATCGTACCGAAAAAGCCGTTTTTGCTTCTTAAAACGAGCCTGTTATGAACGCTTTTCGGCGGCCGACATTCATAATGAAACCCGCCCCGGAATGTATAAGCCAAATGGGCGGGCTTCATATGATTGACAGTTTGAATGATCGAAGGTATAAACTGCAGATCCTCCCCGTTTACGCTCAGCAAAAAATGATACCGTCCGGCCGTCAGCCTGACGGAGGCGGACGGCTGTTTTAAAAAAGCATTGACCGCGCGCTCGATCGAGCGGCTTGTAATCGGCGGAATATTGGACATCTTGGTTAACAGACGGGCCCTTCGAATATCGACGCCGTCTGAAGCCTCGCGTCTGACATTCAAAATTTTTTCCCACCTGTCCAGCCCCCATGTCGCCGTTGTGACGAAAAGCTGGTCCGTCATATCGAAAATCTCTTGATTTTGCTTCTCAAATTCGGGCGCTTCAGCCGTGATAATTTCTTGGATCTCCCGGATTTCCGTCAAGTATGGCGGCAGATGAAAAGCCATTTCATCAATCTTGCTCAATGATGGTCACCTGCCCCAGCTTTGGAATTTCCGTTTCTGTCAACTGCAGATTTTTCGCTTCCCCGTTGATGTAGACTTCCGAATAGTCACTGACAGAGGACGATTCATAGATCATGTTGTTGATCTGCGAGAGACGGATGACGCTTTCTTTAAAGGCCATTTCTTTAAACAATTCTGTGATTTTTTCTTCAATTTCCTGTTTGGCCTCATCGATCGTCCGGCCTGATGCAGGAATGACTTTTGCAGATATGCTCACGTCTTTCCACACCGCACTTTCAACCGCGGTATAAGCTCCGATCGGCGCCATGCCTTCTCCTTTGCCTGGATCGGGATCGATATACTGCTTGACTCTTTCGATTAATGCGTCTGAGGCTGGCTCCATTTTCACGTTTGTAATGACAACCTTTACGGTTCCCTCGCCATCCCACAGCGGAAAGACCTTCGCTTTGCCTACGCCGTCCACCTCTTCGGCCCATTGCTTGTAATGCAGCTGATTCGCGCTGACCGCTTCACGGCGGACGCGGATCAAATACCTTTCATACAGGGATTCATCCGTCTCCTCGTCGCGGCCGGGAATTTCAAGGCTTCCCATAACCGCTTTTTCAAGTCCGGGAATGGTATCGAGCGGAAGCAAAGGCCGCCCCGAAAAATTGGCGTTTCCTTTTGTCCCGGCTGTTTCACATTCCAGCTTGCCGTCTTCGAGCATGGTAAAATATAAGTCTTCCAGAAAGAAACGGGTTCCGGGGGGAACCGATACTCCATCCGTAAATGCCGCAGACCAAATGGCTTTTGACGCCCGATAGCGCTCAAGACCGGCCTCAGCCGCCCTTCTGTCCAAATATTCGCCTTCAGCCGTATCCGCATAAACCAAATTCAGCACTTGATCAAGCCAAATATAAGAAAGCGCCAGCTCGGCAGCTGCCGGGGCAAGCGCATTCCAAATAACGCTGTTTTCACGCTTGTCAATCTCATCTGAAACCCGCTCAAGCATGCGTTCCATGATCTCTTCAAATGTCTGGTTTTCAAACATCTTCCCCTATCACCTCCTCGATTTCCAACGTCCCTTCATCGGTTTCAACCGAAAAGGACACGTGGAAGGCATCGCCTTGACGCTCAATCTCGAAATCGGTTACCGCAGAAATTCGGTCGTCGTATATGAGGGCTTCCTCAATCAGTCTCGGTATCTCCATTTCTTTATAAGCGTCGGTCGTTTCATGATCTGAAAGAACCTCCTGCAGCTCATTTCCGATGTTATGGCTGTATACGGCGTATGCGTAGCGCTCAGTTCTCAGCGCCATGTAAACCATTTGTTCGACCGCTTCGAGTCCTGAAATCATATCACCCGTCATCCTGCCTGTTTCAAAATCAATTTTGTACGTTTTTGAAGTCTCAATCACTTCGCTGTCATCCTCGATATCTTCAAAAGATACTTCCGGTGAAAGAGCCACCCGAGCCACCTCCTACTCCTACACTCTGTCTATCACAAAAAAAGACTGCCCTCCAGGCATGGCCGCAATCATCACGTGGTCGCCGGCATGCAATTGATTGTAAAAGCGAATCGTTTTGTCTTCTCCGTCAATCCGGATCTGTTCCGTATGTTCTGTCAAATGCCTGGCCACCACCAGTAAGTCGGAGGGGATCACCAATTTATCATGATTGCGGAGCTTCAGCTTGAGCGGAGACGCGGACACGACTTCAGCCGGCATGACATCGACAGGCGATTCAGCGTTAACGGCTCCAAGAGCCAGCTCTTTTATCGCATCGCTTAATTTCATGAAGACGCTCCTTCAGGTATTGTGTTTTTAGCGACGACATCAATCGTCATCACATGCTTTGTCCCTGTAAAATCGTGTTTATCTTTATCAACCCAATAAGTTTCTTTAATGCCCGCTTCCGGAATCGATATATAAACCGGCAGTCCGCTTTGAACTTCCGGTATGCCGATTGCCTGTATGCTTTTCAGCTCTTTTTTGACGCCTTTCTTTTCAGCCTGTATCTTCTTCGCCCTATCGCGCAGCTGCGCCTCGTTAATATCATCCGATACCGTTTCTGTGTACTGGAGAACGCCGAATTTTTTCATACCGGCTTCATCGCTGGCGGATGCAGTATAGGTTTTGTTATCTTTCTGCTTTCTCAGTTTCACCCGGGTTGCCGTTTCATCAATTGACGTGCTGTAGGCGTAATCCGTAATGTTCACACCCGTTTCCAAAACCCAGATATTCTCCGGTTCGGGCCACGCCCTTAAACACAGCTTTCCTTTTTCGGCATACAGCTGATAGTTTTTTCCGGTTTGCTTTTTTGTTTCCCGCAGCGCTTTTAAAATGATGTCATACAGGCTCGTATTGTCTTTAAAGACGAGCGATTTAATCGTATGTCCGGTGCTCGCGATCGCGCCTTTGGGAATTTGAAAGTCGTTTGCAATTCGTCTGACAATGTCAGCGGCCGTTTTGTTCGAGAATACATATACATCCTGGTTTTTCACCAAGTACTGAAGCATGTCGTACGCTTTAAACGTAAGCGTATATTCTTTCGGCACCCTGCTGAACACAATTCCGCGAAACAGTTCTTTTCCTTTCCATTTAAATAAAACGGTATCGCCTTCCTGCACGCTGTAATATTTGTGGCTCCCCTGCTTGATCACAATCGACGCTTCGATCGAACGAGGCGCCTGGTACCTTTCTCCTTCCAATGTGACGCTTTCGGTGACAAGTTCATACCATTCGCTTTCTTTTATGACAAATAATTCGATCATCGCTATCCCCTGCTTTTGATTTAACAGAAAAACGCCGGTTCACCCAGCGCTTCGTTTTATGGTATTTTCAGCTTTTGCCCCGGAAAAATCCAGTGCCCCGGCTGTTTGATATTTCGCTTGCTTCGTTTGATCATCGCCTGTTTGTTCGCATTCCAAATTTTCCGCCATTCCTGGCTGTTTCCGTAAAAACGGCCTGCGATGTGCCAGAGCGTATCGCCTTTTTTGACAGTGTACATTTTTGGAGCCGGTTTGGACGGCCGTTTTTTCTTCGTTTTCTTTTTTTGTTTGATCTTCCGGGGTGATGCTGTTTGATACTCTTTTAATGTGAGATCAAAATCCCGGTCACCGATATCCTTTTCACCCTCGCGATGCGAAAAGTTTTCGATGCTGCATGTGAAATTGATCTTCGTTCCCGTCACGAGAAATTGAACCGGCTTTTTTGCTTTCATCCATTTCTCGATTTTGAGAATCGCGTTCTCCGGCGAAAGAAACCCTTTGTATTCCGAGAGCGGGGAATACTTTTTCGGAAAATGAGACGAAAATGAAATCGTCTTTGCTCCAGGTTCATTGATAAACGTCACCTCGCCGAATTTTGACACCTTTACAGATTCGTTCGCAAGATTATTGCTGACGTCAAGCTGCTCGGGAAGCACAGGGAGGCGCAGCTTTTCCTTTCCTTGTGTCAGCCAAAATTCGTACACGGATTTAGTCATAAGCTACGCTTCCTTTCGTCCCAATATGAATGTCACGCTCAAGCTCATCGACAAGAGCGCGCTTGATTTTCGCAATCAATGTTTCCTGGTCGCGCTCACTGTGATAATGATTGTCTCCGGTAATATAGATGTTGACTTCTTTGGCGCCGTTTTCAGCCGGCTGCCGGGATCGGGCCCCACCTGCGGTGGCTGCAGCCGCCTGGCCGCTTGAAATGGAACCTGACCCTTCAGCCGGGTCATGCACTTCCATCCCGAGCGCGCCTGCAGCCCGCTGAAGCAGATATCTGCCGCGGATGCCGCGTTCTTCGGGAATGATCCATTCGCGCTTGCCGCCTTCACCCACGCGGGCAATCTGCTCGCTCGTGATCAGGCCGCCGTTGGCATAGCCTTTATAAGCTCCGCCTCTTGCCATGCTTTTAATCCCCGGAGTGTTAAATGGAGATCCGTATCGCGATTTGATGTAATTAATGGCCGCTACCGCGTTGTGAACAGGATTGAAAATATCATTCATTCCTTTTCCTTTGTACGCATTAAACGTTTGGCCGATCGTCTGCATCAAGCCTCTGCTCGGGTCTCCCCGCTTGGCGTTAATGTCCCAGCCGTTAGAGGCGCGCGGATTTCCGCCGGATTCCTTTTGAGCAATGACAGAAAGCGGCTGCAGCCACGATACCGGTGAACCGGTAGCCATGATCGCCTGCATCAGCCACGACTTTACATTTCCGCCGACGGCGCCGATTCCGGAAAACGCTGCGGCCAGTGAGCCTGCTTGTTTTTCCGCAAAACTTTTGACATCGACAGAACTTAAACCTTTGACAATCCCAACCGACGCAAAACGCCCGAGATTCATCATGACCCGGGACGGAGAATGAATATCTAGCTCTTCGCGGAACGCTTTTTCCACTTTTTTCGCCAAGTTTTTTGCAGCTTGAGAAACTTCGCTGCCTTTTCCATTCATGCCGCTGATAAAGTGTCCGACCATTCCTGATCCCCAGCCTGCAGCCGACTGTTTCGAATCAAGGAACGGCTTGTTGATATTTTTATCAACATACTGACGCGTCCCGGTCGATGTCGCATTTTGCCCGGATGCGAAGTTTTTGACTGTATTTGCGCCCCAGGAAGATGACGTTTTCACCGTTGTTTGATAAGGCGCATTTACTTTTGCTTGAAGAAAACCGCCGGTTCCGGTCGCGGAAGCATTTTGCCCGGAAGCGAACCCGGCAACGGTCTGTTTGCCGTAATTAGACGATTCTGCCGGCAGGCTGCTAAACGGCTTGCTGATGTTTTTTTGCTTCCATTGATCAAGGGAAGGAGCGTTTGAGCCGATCCCTTTGTCAAAGCCGCCGGTGAATTCCCGGCCGAAAGCCTGCGCCTCTGCCGCTATACTCCCGACGCCGACAGCAGGCGACACAGAAGCCGAATACGAAGCGGTGCTTGAAACCGGAGAAGAAGCTCCCCCGTCTCCCGCCGCGGCTCCCATGTCGTCAACAACGCGCATGCCGAGCTTGGTCGCGGCTTGGGCAAGCAGCATCTTCCCGCGTCCCCGGTTGTTTTCCGTCGGGATGACGAATTCGTTTCCGGCTTCACCGATCCAGGAGATGGTCGGTTTTGTGATGTAACCGCCTGTGGCATTTTTATCAGGATCTTCTCCTGTCATGAAGTTGATGACGGCATCAATACCGCCGCCAACCTTTTCCCATATTTTGCCTACCCATCCGAATGCTTTCTCAAAACCGTCGCTGATCAATCCGGCAATCTTTACAATTGGCTTTTGAATATTTTTCTCAAACCAGCCGGCGACGCCTTCCCAAATCTCTGTTACCGTTTTTTTGGCCGCTTGAAATTTTTCTCCAATGGCTTCTTTTACGCTTGAAAACGTATTTTTTATCGGATTCCAAACCGTATTTATAAACCATGAGGAAACCGCGCCCCAAACTCTTTTAATCATGTTCCAGGTGAATTGAAAACGATTCCAAATCCCGGTTGCCACTTCAATGACTTTTGAAACTACGGGATTCCAAACATTTTCCGCAAACCAGCCGGCGACCGCCGTGAATGTCTCTTGTATCATCGTCCAGGCTGTTGTCAGCTGATTCCAGATCCCTGTTGCTACTTCAATGACTTTGCCCACAACCGGGTCCCAGACATTCTCTGCAAACCAGCCAGCGACCGCCATGAATGTTTCCTGAATCATCGTCCAAGCTGTTGTTAACTGATTCCAGATCCCTGTCGCTACTTCGATCACCTTTACGACAACAGGATTCCAGACGTTTTCCGCAAACCAGCCCGCCACTGTCATGAATGTTTCCTGAATCATCGTCCAAGATGTTGTTAACTGATTCCAGATCCCTGTCGCTACTTCGACCACCTTGCCGACAACCGGATTCCAGACGTTATCTGTAAACCATCCTGCTATCATCGACCAGTTTTCTTGAATGGCTCCGAGTGCCTCAGCCGATTTATCTTTTATCGTATTCCACGCTTTCACGACACCGCCATTGTCATCGAACATCTTCCCGAAATATTCACCGATGCTTGAACCGCCCAAGCTTCCGACCATACCTCCAATGGCACCGCCGATTGCCGTCCCCCCCACAGGGAGAATAGCTGTGCCAATTGCCGCACCTGCTGCTGCACCAGCTAAACCGCCGCCAATTCCTCCGCCTGCCGAACCGACTTTTTCGCCTGCGTTTTCTTTGTTCATATCCATTAACTCAGTCGCTGATAAAAGCGCTCCAGCATATGGGAGGGCTTTGCCTCCAACTTTCCCCACTTTTCGAAGACCTTTCATAAACTTGCCGCCGGATCTGTTTCTTCCCGATCCTGTTTCTCCATTAGTAGTGGTTTCTTCACTTCCTGGCCTGCTGCTTGTTGCAGGTTCATTGATTATAGAACCTCCGCCTCCCCCACAGCAGCAACAACCGCCTCCACTTTCTTCACCTTTAAACAGCTTACCGAGGATGGCATCAAACGATTTGTCCCAAATCTTCTCCGGCAGCCCCTTCACCCATTCAACAAATTTACTTTTACCCGCCTTTAGAATTTCAGTCCATATGGCCTCTGCTTTCCCATCCTTACCTTTGTTGGCTTCATCCTGTTCCGTTTTTACAATTGCGTCAATTTTAAGGATACGTTTAGCCTCGATGCTGTTAAGCTTTTTTTGCAAAGCACTCAATTTCGCGGTTGCCTGGTCGTTAATCGTAAGGGTGGCCTGATATTCGCTTGCTAAATGATTTTTCAAATAGGAGGAAATCCTGCTGGCTGTCTGGGTGATTTTATCAATGACATAGAGCGTTGCAGAGTATCCTTTTTGCAATACACCCTTCATGTAGCCGGAAATTTTTTGAACAGCCGGGGTGACTCGGTCGTTAACTGCTGCAGTTAAGGAGTATTCAGCTGATGACAAATCAGACATGATGCTTCTGATCTTTTGAATGCCCGGTGTTGCCTGATCATTTATTACAATTGAAAATTGATAATTGCCAGGCAGCTTTTGCTTAAGCTGATTTGAAATATTGTCGATCGTTTTGCCCGTTTTATCAACTGCTGAAATTTCTAGCTGCCATGATTTCAGGTTGGCTTTTAAGAAAACATTTAGTTTTTTCAATGTTTTCTCTGCTGTTTTCGTTTTTATTTTCATTGTGAACGGGCGGCTAAGCTTTTTTTGTCTTTTTTCCAGGTCTTTAAACCCCTTCTGAATCCTTCGCAGCTTCTTAGACACCCGGTCTTCAAGTTCAAAACGTGCCGTCAGTTTTGCCATGGATTATGTACCTCCTTTCCGGGCTTCTTTTTCCAACATTTGAAGTTTGTAGCTGATGAGTCCGTATAATAATGCCTTAAACGGTTTTGGGGCTTCGTACAGCTCCCGGAGCTGGGATGGAGAATAGTGAAGTTCGTGCATCGCAAAATAGAGATACACCGCTTCTTTATTCCCATCCTTGATTAGTTTTTTGCTTCTTCTTCCAGATCTTCAAGATCGTCTTCAAATCCGTTGATTTCAATCGCTTTGTTGAGCCAGTTCGCATATTCTCCTCCGACGGACAGAACGCGTTTGGCCACTTCGACCGGGTCGGCCGTTTTATAGGCTTCTCTTAATTCCTTTGATCGGAAATCAGGATAGATCGTCGATTCAATGGCGATTCTGGCGTAAAAGCGCTGGGTGTCGAGATCCTTGACGCGGCCTCTGCCTTTGATGTTTTTATAAGTCGTATTTTCTTTTTCAAGCTCGTCAATGCGCTCGGTTGTAATCGGCTTAAACACAAACGGAATGACATTGCCCTTTTTATCGACGAACCGCTTTGAGATCGGCACTTTAATTTCTTCGGCTTCAACGGTTTGTCCCGGCATAAAAAAGGATAAATCATATACTTTTTCTTCTTGTTTTTCGCTCATGTCTGCTTGCTCCTTTAACATTCAATTTTGGATTGGCAATAAAAAAGCACTCTCGGCTTGGCAAGAGTGCATGGTGTCATATATCCTTGCTTCGTTCTGTAAAAAGAAGAAATAGACCAGCTTTTACGGTCTAGGTTTGAAAAGCGGGATACGGGGCTCTTTTTTAAAACGTATCTTTCAGTTTTTCAGGGACGTCAAAATCTTCAAATGTGAACGGCACTTCTTCTTCGAGCGCTTCTGAGTCGACGTCAAGGCCGGCGATTTTGGCTGAGTCAAAATTCACATCATACAGTGTGACCCGTTCCGTTCCGCGGCCTGATGACTGGTCGTCAAGGACGGCTTGGAGCGTGAAATACGGATCTTCGCCTTTTTTCACGTAGTTCATCATTAATGTGACAAATTGAGATGTGACTTTATAAAATGTCGCCGTTCCCGTGCCGTTTGCACCTGTTGTTTTGTGGCCGGTCATGCGGCGGCCCATAATATTGACTTCAGCTTTATTTTTTTCGACGTTTGCCTCAAATGTTTTGATGTGAGCCATCTCTTGTCCGTCGAGAAAAAGACGGCCTTCTTTTCCGGAAATCGTGTTTTGCGCTTTTAATGCCATATTATTTTACCTCCACATTAAAGTAGAATTTTTCTGCTGCATCAACCGGCTGAACGGCCAAATCGATTAAAAACCCGTCGCGGTCTTCATTCAGTGTAATGGCAATATCGCTTTCAGAATCAAAGCCGCTAATGCCGCCGGCTTCCTGAAGTGCCGTCATATACTGAATGATCAGCGTTTTGACGTACTGCAAACCATCGTCGGACGCAGGAATGTCGCTGCCGCTTGCTTTTCGTGCTTTGATTAAAGCCTTTAATTCGCGGGTCAGGTCATTGTTGACTCCGTCGAGAACGCGGATGATTTTATTTTTCGAGAATTTTTTGTTCTTGTCGGCCGTGAAACTCGTTAAAGAGTTGATGTCTTTTTCGACGCTGACCGATTGATCTCGTGCATCAAACGTAAATAAAAACTCGCCTTTTTTCAGACGTTCGATGACCTGGTCTTCATCCAGACGGTTCAGAACATCAACAGCTCCTTCGTATTCGACAAATGTCAGCGACTGGTTAAAAGTCGCGCCTGCGCTCGCTCCAGCAACCCATGCCGTCGCTTTTTCAGGAGTGATTTCTGTGCCGTCTTCCAGCACGACGCCTCCCGTTACATTAATGATGCCTTCATAGTCTCCGGCATAATCGGCGACAACGCCTTGGACTTTCTGGCCCTGCTTGTCGCGAAGGCGTTTGATGAAAGCGGCAAAAGTGGCTTTCAGCTGTTCATTGTCTGCAACCGGAAGTGCGATCGTATTGAAGTATTCCGTTTCGGCAGCATCTAAAAATGCGGTGTAATCAGCAACACTTGCCGTTCCGTTTTCTCCGCCTTCCAGCTTTGTGCCCGCTGTCAGTTCAAGCGCGCCTTCCCCTTGAAACGCAACGTACGCATTTGCGGTAAGCTCTTCTGCCGTTCTGACGGTTTGTCGGTCAGCTTCATCTATTCCGACAAAGGTTGTAACATCAAACTTTTTAGAATCGAGCACATTTTCGGAAATGCGGATCGAAATGTCGTTCCCTTTCTCGCCTCCGTATTTTGCCGTTACGCTTAGCGTTTCGCCGATTTGGGCTTTCGCCGGCGCTCCTGTGTTCAGACGGTACAGCAAAACGGTCTGTGCATTTTTCTTCGCTTCGCGGAAAAGCAGAAGAGACGGATCATCGATGTTCAATCCTACTTTTTTATTTAAATCTTCAACGCTGGAAATCGATACGAATGTTTTCGGCTCCCCCCAGCTCATGACGACAGGGAGGGCAACTGTGCCGCGGTCCCCGATGGAAACCCTTTCCTCTGCTGTCGTTTTAAAATTAAAATAAATGCCGGCACGATCTTTTTCTTTGCCTGGTGTAAATGTTCCGCCGTTCATTAATTCATGACCTCCTTGGCTAAAAATGTTTGAATAAGCTGACTTGCCTCATGTTTTGAAATCTGCTTTTCTTTCACATGAAAAAGAGCACCGTCGAGAACTTCCGGCTTAATGCCGAAAAGCTCTTTCGCGTGCTCCCTCAGATCTTCGATGTAGAACAGCGCTTCACGTTCCTCTTGAGGCGCCTTTTTTGCTTCGGTGTTTGTTTTTTTGCTGACTGCCAATTATTTCACCCCGTTTGTAAAATCAATTGTTTCCAGAGAAAGTTCGCTTTCCCGTTTGTACCAGTAACGGCTGTTCCATTGAATAATAATGGACGCGGTGCCGGAATCCCCTATCCTCGTCTCGATTCGGCTGATCCTCAAGCTGTCCCCTGTGCCTTTACCCGATCGGTCAATGAGCGGTATGATGTGCCGCGCTTCCCTTACGGCGTCTGCAATGCGCTCGGCATGATCGTGAGCCTGCTGCGAATCATGGTGAAACAGTTTCACATTCAGGGTGAAGACTTTTTTAAATGTTGAAACCGTATCATTCTCATCAAAAACAGAAGGGGGAGGAAAATATAGCGACGGTATTTGAAAATGGTCGGGTATTTCCTTTTCATAACAGACGACAGGAAAGACTTGATAAAAGAAATTCATGACAGATCCCGTTTCGTCGTTCAAAGCTTCACCTCCTTAAAGGGAATTCAGCCATGTTTGCAGCCTTTCATTAAGGCGTTTTTCAAATAAACGCTCAAATATGTAAAGCGCATGCTCCCAATAGCCTGTTCCCTTTACCCATTGCCGTTTTAAGGCCATGCCTGACGATGAACCGGGGTCATATTGAAACCGGCCGCCGTGCCATTGTCCCGGAATCCACCTGACTTCATCTTTTCCGCCTGACCAATGGCCGTCATTTACGAATGAGGCGTACTCTAACTCCGTCCCGACTTCAAGCGTGAGTCCGCCTTTTTCGATTTCCCAGCTGTTCCCTTCGGCGCCCCGCTTGAAAGAGCGCAAAAGGCTGCCGGTATCAATCGATCCGGCGCGCACGATTTCGTCACGGACCAGGTCCAAAAAATCGGTTCCCGCCTGTTCAAGCCACTTGGCAGCTTCAGTTCGAAAGCCGCTCTGCCCCGCTTTTTCCAGCGTCTGCGACAGCTGTTTCAATCCTTTGATTTTCATAGTTTTTCATCCCTGACCGCTAAGACTTCCAGGTGATGGCCGTTGATGTTGCGCGGCTGCTGGAGCGTGTAGCTGACACCGTTCCAGACCGCCTGATCGTGAAGGCGCACATCTGCATCCGCCGGAAAATGGACCAAATATGAATGATAGATGACCTGTTCGGGATCTTGCTGGACGATCGACTGGTTTTTTTCCGTGAAATAGCAGGGAACGTCCTGAAGATCAGGTGTGTCCCCGTATGTGCGGATCGGCTGCAGGTCTGGCGCAGGAATGCCGTACCTTGCTTCCTCGGCCTGATCTTCCTTTAGATGATAGATATCGCAGCGGTCGCTTAATAATCTTTTGTAGCTCATAGCGGCCGCACCTTGAATCGAACAGATTCATAATCAAGAATAAATTCTTCGAGCAGTTTATAGACGTCGGGCTTCGCCAGGCCTCCGCTTCTTGAGAGCGTATAGGAGTAGTCGCCCAATTTCTCGGATTTGTAGCCTTTCAAAAGCGATTCATCACCGTTTTTCAATGCAAAGTACTGTGCCAGCTGCAGCAAAGCGAGCCTTGCCTTTTCCGGCAGCGGATCATATTTTTCATTTGTAAAACGGTGCCCCGTTATCTGCTCGGCTTCCGCTTCAGCTTCAAGGATATCCTGCCGCAGCAATTCCTGCGGCCGGTTTTTCACGGCTTCAATAACGGAATATTGGACGATATCGTCGGGCGTGATCAGCAAGTTCATCACATCCTTCCAGAGCTTTTAGCTGTTGTCCGGGGCGCTTTCGCTTGTGCCCGGACTCGTTCCCCGCCGATCGGCTATGCTTTCATTGGAACCGTTCGGACTAAGGCATTACTCTTTTACATTGACGATTTTTGCAACCGCATCTTCTTCTTCGAATTTGCTGTCCAGTTTTGCCGTCAGGACAATGATAAATTTGCGCGCGCGAATGTCTTTATCGACTTCAATTCTGATATTGCGCGAGAAACCGAGAATAATATTTTTCGGATGCGTCAAAATAATATCTGATGCTTCGGCGGCTGCATCTCCTTCTCCGTACGCATACGGCTGAATATTTGAGACCCCTTTAACAGGCACGCCAAAAGCGGTTGAAAGCCCGCCCTGTACGGCCGCATCCCCGAGAGTGGTTTGACGGTCTGCGACGCGGTCTTTCCATTCAACCTCCTGACCGAGCGATGTGTAGAATCTGAATTCCTGTGGCACGCGCATATATTTTGCCGGAACAGCTTTCAGCCCTTGTTTGAAAAGCTGTCGACTGATTTGCTCCCCGCCTGCATCGACGATGTGGGAGACCGACTGCTTCCGGATCCCGTCGAGCTGGGCAAGATACGGATCTGAAGATGCGACATCACCGTTGACGATCAGTTCTTCAATATCCACGGCAGCCCGTTCCGCCAACATTTGCATCAACGTCTGTTGAAGGCCGTCTTTTTCAATGTTATTTTCGAGCGTGTCATAAGTAATATTGACTTCGGCAATGACTTCTTTCGCATTCAGCTCGACCGTGCTGGTCACCGGTGCGGTTAATTGGTCTTTCGCCAATGCTTTACCTTCATCAGCTGCTCTTAGAATCCGCTGGCCAAAACCGATCTTTTCAAATTTTTGCGAGTCATTTTCCATTTGAATGACGCGCGATTCGCTGAAAATTGTCGGCGTGTTTTGCACCATGCGAATAAATGCAGAAGCCTGCGCCGGATTCATTAATCCTCCGCTTTTCAGCGTCGCAAGCGACATCTCGGCTTTACGAATAATCTCTTGATTTCTCATTGTCTTCCTCCTCCAAATTAAAGCAATCCGCTCCAAATCGATTTTTTAACTTCTTCTTCCCCTTCTTTTTCAGCCGCTGCCTGCTTTGAGGCGCCTCTCATCTTTTCGAGTGCTTCAATGCGTGCAATAAGAGGGGCGAGCATGTCCTCGACGATTTCCTTCACATGTGCGTCTTGGTCTGTCTGCTGCTCTTTTTCATCTGCCGCCTTATCCCCTTCCAAATCGTCAAGACGTTTGAGAAGCGGAGCCAAGACGGCTTCAATCGTTCCTTGAACTTCTGATCGTTTCATCTTTTTTTCTTCCTCTCCCGTTTTTTGTTTGTCGCCGGCAAAAAACTGCTTAAACAGCTGAAAGAAACTGCCGGGCTCATCGGTTTCAGAGCCGGCGCGGGGCGCGTGCTCGACCGTTTCGGCAGTGCCCGCCATGCTGTAGCCGGTGATGCTTCCTTTTTTAATCTGTTCCCAGATCTCATCGCCGGCTTTTGTGACCAGCACCCAAGAGCCTTTCACAATCGTTTCGCCGTTTACTTCAAAATCAGCCGGCGCAACATAGGACTCCACGACTTCTCCGACGCCTCCCTGGAAATTGTGATCTTTGTCGATCTTC